GTTCCTTTATTATAATACCATTAATAATACTGGTTTCAATGGTTATGCTTCTCTTAGAGTCTATTCTCCTTTGACTAGTGCTTCAACTGAGCTTAATGCGAATGTTACTATTTGGGCTCATTTTGAAGACGTTGAGTTGGTCTTTCCCACTGTTCCTGGTGCGTTTTTTGTCGCTCAGTCTGGTAGACAATTTAGGAAAAATAAAAGAGGAGTTGTGGGTGCTCCTAGAAACGCCGTTGATAATGAGTCTCAAGCTCTTGGTGTTTCTTCTCTTTCTGGTTCTTTGAGTGCTTTGTCCAAAGTTTCTACGTACCTTTCTAGTTATCCTTTGTTGTCTGCAGTTGCTGGTCCTACTTCTTGGGCTCTTGCTTATGCTGCAAAAACAGCACAAGCTTTTGGTTATGGAAAAGTTGCTACGTGTGAGAAGTCTATGCCTGTTCAACAATTACCTATGCGTAATGGTATTCATTGTACGGGTGTTGATACTAGCGTTTCACTTTCTACATTTGATGACAATCATATTGAAATTATGCCTGCTGTTTCTGGTTCTTCTATTGATGAACTTAATATTGCTTATTTGTTATCTATACCTACTTTTCATCAAAGTTACACTTGGACTTCAAATAATGCGACTGGAGTGTTGATTGGTGCAATTCAATTAGGCCCACAAGTTTTCCAAACTGGAACTGCTGTTACTTACAACACCGGTGCTGAGACTTATCTTGATTGTTCTCCTGTTGCTTATATTTCTCAAGTTTTTGATATGTATCGAGGCTCTTTTTCTTTTGTTTTTAAGTTTGTTAAGACCGAATTTCACACTGGACGTTTATTAGTTGTTTATCAACCTGGTGATAGTACGTCTCTTACTGCCGATTATACTTCTTCTATGAACTTGCATAGAGAAGTGATAGATCTTCGTGAATGTTCTGAGTATCGTGTTACTTGTCCTTATGCCAATACTAGACCTTACCAGAAATGCCAACAAATTTATGGTACTTTGTCTTTCTTTGTGCAAAATGAACTTAGGAATCCAGATACTGTCACCCCTAGCATTTCTATATTGGTTGAACAATATTGTGCTAGTGATTTTGAGTTTTCTGTCCCTACTCCTATTCAAAACATTCCTTTTTACACCGGTTTGGGTAGTGGAGTTGGTAACACTCCTGGAACTACTTTGACCAATCCCACTTCTAGTACTTTCACTCCTCAAGCTGGTGAATTTACTATTGATCAACGTAAAGATACTTCACAAGCTGACAAAGTTGCAGGCTCTATTGGATCTTCTGTTGTTGTTCATGATTCTAGTGCTAGTGCCCGTTTTTGTATTGGTG